CGGCTAAGGCCAAAGCCGAGATTGCCAACCTCAAAGCTCAGCTAATGGCTAAGGAGGTCGAGTTAGCCTCCGCTACCTTTCGCGATAAGCAAAGCCAAGAGACTCTTGATTCTCTCCGTGGGTTGCTGGGTATTCACGTTGGTAGTGTTAGCAGTGACAATGCACCCATGAGCGAAGCGAGTGTGACCGAGGCTCAGCCTAGCCCTGTCACCGAGCCTGTCGAGTCGGGGAGTCAGAGTGAGGTGGGAAAATTGTTCGTAGACAGTGTGCCCTCGACGACTGTAAGTGCCAACGAGAAGGCTATCAAGGCAAACACCGCAGACTCAACCGCTGGACACTATCCCGAGGCAGTGAACGACGCACAACTAAACCCTACGCCGCAATCGCCCTACGCCGCAGACTCAACCGCTGGAGACGCTGGACACTATCCCGAGGCACTCCCAAGTGATGCTGAGTCTAAGCCTCGGTCAATCCCCACACCCACGAATAGCCCTGAGATCGAATCCAAGCCCTACGCCGATCGCCGCTATTGGCAAAAACCCAGCAACCTCATATGGTCGCAATGGATCAATGGTGGCGGCGAGAAGCCTCATTGGATGACTAGTAAAGAAATTGATCCGGATATGCTAGACTTCTAACCTCTCCAATCTCTAGCCGGAAGATCGCACCTTCCGGCTAGATCGAGGGAGTCTGAGACTTCACTAGGAGCTTGATCCATATGCCATACACACTTGAGTCTTGCGATTTCATACCCGCTACCATAGAGCGCGATATTGGCCATAATATATTATTTCGACCAATTAGATCGTGGACCGCGCTAAACTATGCGGGTGAGGGATTATATATTGTCAACGGCGATCGTTCTGGCTGCCTACGCGATGATAATACTTGTTCAAAGCCTTTAACTGTTACTCACAGAATGTATTGGAATGTTAAAACTCTCAAGATGCTATCGACATTCCTTAGCTATCCAAATGCTATGGGTGTACGTGATACCTATTTCTGGGAAATCTATCCGGTTGAAGGTGATATTGAGCGGTTTGATTCTGAGAGTGAGATGGAAGATAGAATTATTCAGCTAATAGGAGCTTGATCCATGCAACGCTTTACATTCCTAGATCAACTTGGTATGACCCTGTATGCCGGGATCATATACCTATTCATCGGCGCTGCTATTCATACCATGTTCTATTAATCCGTGGATCGAATCAATGCCCACTGACTCCCGCGCCCTATCCGCCGCTCACAAGGTCAAAGATCATGGTGAAGACTGATACAAGGGCACTCTCCGCCGCCCCACCCCGCGCTATCCTAATCTGGTCTGACGGCCGCGATCTCTACACCGAGTTCCCCGGTCCCGATGGTACCCCAATCGTAATCCGCTACCCCCTAACCACAACCGGACTGTCCCAAGTCCTTGGGCTAGTCAAAGCCCATTCTTTCGACTGCGTAGACCGCAACTCCCCCTTCCACCTTGGTAATATCCAACCCACAAATCAACCCGGCACGCCCACGCAACGCGATAATGCACGCGCTGTGTTGCGACGCTTAGGCCTACTAGGCTAACCCTTGCGTAGCGCAGCGAGTGTACCCTGCAAGCGAGGCAATGCCCATGTCCACCGAGACTTCCCTATCCACAATCCAATCCCTCGACTGGTTCGTCATCCACCTCACCCAAATACACGCACACGACTGGACCGTTCAAGCCCTATCAACCGGCATCAATCCTCTCGTTGGTTATCGCTGCTCTGCCTCTGGCCCGACAATCGAACTCGCTCTAGCAAACCTGCTAACCAAGCTTGAAAACGGATTTGATTTTGTTCCGCCGCCTGAGTCAATCTTCGCCAATCGACCTGCGGTTGACCTGCTGGACCTGCTAGGGCTCAAGGAAGTCCCAAAGTTACCAATTGTTACCAGGAGGTTATGATGACCATCATCATCACCTATGTTGAATTCTCCAATAGCCGCTGAGATTGTACTTAAGGACAAACCCTAATGTCCAAACGCCTTCCCTACTCCACCACCGCCGGCCAAGTCACCCGCTCTGAACTCCTGGCCCAGATCATTGAATATCTAATCTACCTGCAAGAAGCCTGCGCCATGTACGGCCATCTCTGCGCCACCGAGGACAACCACATGGACAAGCTCCTCGCCAAAGGCTGGCTTGGTATGTCTGAGCTATTCAAACACATGCAACATACTGTTGTGGAAATGGCAAAAGGAAAGTTACACTCATGAAACGCATGTCAATAGCCGAGCAAACACTCAAGAAACAAATTGATCGTATCGATAATAATATGGAAAAGCTCGCTGATGAGAGTGCAATACTGTCCGCTAGACGCGCTGAGTTGGTTACTCAGCGTAGTGCTGTTGAAACAGAGATGAACCGTCTCGAACGCCAGCGATTGGCAATGTCTAAGAAAAATACACCATGACCGCCCTCTACCGCCAAGCCGAAGCATTCGCCCTTGGCTGAAGCCTTCACGCCCCTAACCGCAGAACAGATACGTGAGGCCGCCGCCACCTCCGCGCTGGAGGAAGCGCGAGGGGCGTTGGAGGTGTTCGTTGCGAAGATGCAGAAGGTCGAGGATCAATATCGTAAACGCGGCGGCAACCCCGATGCGTTCCCCGATACGCACCCCTCGTTCGACATTTCGGCCGACAGTCGCGAGTTGCCGCTCGGAGCTTGGCGTCGCGCCCGCACCGCCCTCGCAACCATCAACGCAGCGCTGGGGAGGACTGAAGGATGACCACCCGCCCCTCTCACGCCGCCCTCGTCGAGGACTAACGCCATGCCCCACCACGCTGACATAACTGTCCTCGGTGGCCTTCCAGTCACCGTGGCCTACACCATCCAAGGCCCCGATCCCGATGTAGGCATCCCCTCCAGCTGGGTCGAGGAATTCGAAATCACTCACATCGCCGGCCGCAAGGTCAAAGGCAACCGGGCCAACTGGCTCCATGCCAAGCTCGCCAAGGATCGTAAAGCCTACGACGCTGCAATCGACGCTATCTACCAATTATGGTCCGACGACAGTGAATACGACTAACTCCTTGGCAAATCAGAGTAAATCGGGTACAATAAGACTTCAAGCTCAGAAAAGGAAACCACCATGCTGAACCAGCAAACCAAAAGCTTTCTTCAATTGTTAATGCGGTCGCCTGACATAGGCGATGGATGGCGCACAGTTAGTAAAACACTGTGGCCAGTGGAGTATGCTCTATGACCGACCCCCGCTTCACCCCAATCATCCCCATCGCCACCGCTTCCCACTCCAAGTTCTACCCCCGAGGCCCATTTATCTCCATAATCCTCGCCCAGTGGGCCATCGAATCAGCTTGGGGCCAGCACCAATCCGGCCGCAACAACTACTTTGGTATCAAAGCCACCCATGACCAGGTCGCCGCAGGTCAAGCCACCATCCGCTGGACCCATGAAACCATCAACGGTGTCTATCAAGCAATGCCTCAATACTTTGCTGATTACAACACCATTCAGGATGGTTTCGACGCACATGCTCGATTGCTGACCACCCCCTGGTACCAACGCTGCATCGACGCCCAATCCCCCCAAGCCTACGCCCACGCCCTGTGGCTCTGCCACTACGCAACCGGCATCCCCGGGCATCCCTACGATCAAGTCCTCATCGATCTAATGGATCAACAGGATCTCTATCAATTCGATAAGGCAGCCTAATGTCCCTCACCACCGCCCGCGCCGCCTACACCGACTGCTACGATTTCTACTCCGCTGCCGCCGATACCCCCGGTGGCATCCGCATCCCCGTGGGCACCTCCAAAGATGCCCAGACCCTCCAAATGCGAATGAACATGGCCCGGCAGATTCAACGCAACGAATCCCGCCGAGTCTACCAAAGCGACCATCCACTCTACGACGTCTCCGAGTTCGACGATCTTAAGGTCCAGATCCGCGAAGACACCACCGGCGAATGGTGGATGTATATCTCCCCCCACGGTCGCCATGACCTGCTTGCCCTCGCTGAACCCATTGAGGAACCCACCGATGACAATCAACCACCGCCTCTGGACTGAACTCTGGGCCCGAGCCGCGAAGTCAGAGATGGGGATTGCGGTGGAGGCTGAACCTGCCAACTACACCAAGGACTATCTAGTCAAGAACCGCCCTGATGACTTTAAGGGCTACGTCGTGGCCCTCACCTCCGACCCTAACCTTCTATTCATCATCAAACCCGGAGTCACCCTTGATCAGGAGTTGCCGGAATGACAGACCAAGCAATTAACGACATCAACACCCTCATGCAACGCATTGAGGAAATCAACGCCAAACCGGCGACCACCCTAACCGACTCGGACATCGACGACATCATCATCTACCACCGCCGCAACCGTGCCCGCAAGGCAGCTGGTGAAAAATTCGAACGCCCAGCTACTCCCAAGCTCGACATCACGTCATTGCTAAACCTGCCAGCACCCAAGATCCCCACGGGTCTGCCGGTGGTTACGAGGAGGATTTGATGCCCGACCAAACCGTCGACGAATCGACCCTCACCACCGGCACTACCTCGCCCTTCCTACCCGGAACCAAGGTGCAGTACGCCTGGGACTCCACGTCGCTAGGCTATATCAAGACGTGCCCCAGGCTCTATCAGTATGTAATGCTCGACGGTTGGACACCCCGCGGCGAATCGGTCCACCTCCGTTTCGGAATGGAATATCATGCGGCTCTGGAACAATACGATCGCCTAATTGCTGAGGGCATTTCCCGTGAAGATGCAATACGAAGTGTTATACACGAACTTCTGGCCCGAGTGGCAGAATGGAACCCTGATCAATCCACCAAGGCAGGCCGTTACAAGAATAAGGGGACTCTCGTTTCGCTTGTGGTCGACTATCTTGACCATTTCGATCCGGACCCCGCGGAAACCTACATCAAATCCGACGGAACCCCAGCGGTAGAATTGAGTTTTAGATTTGAATTGGATTGGGGACCAGAGGCAGGCCATCAGGTAACTCACGAGTCCACAGGTGAACCTTGGGTCCCCCAGCTTGAGCCCGGCTCAGTCAACTACATCAACCTCGACGGCACAGGCGTCAAGACCACCATCTACGACCAACCCTATCTCCTCTGCGGCCACCTCGATCGCGTCGTCTCTTTCAATGACCAGCTCCTCGTCATGGACAGAAAAACGACCACCACCACCCTCAGCGGATATTACTTCAACCAATACGAACCCAACAACCAAATGACCCTGTACACCCTCGCCGGTAAGATTATCATGGGTGCCCCTATTCGCGGAGTCATCATCGACGGTGCCCAGATCCTCTTAGAAAAACCCAACGCCTTCGCCCGTGGCTTCACCTATCGCACCGAGGATCAACTTGAAGAATGGCTTGTAGACCTTCGAGTGCTATTGGAAAACGCCGAACGTTATGCGGAGAATGACTATTGGCCGATGAATGATAGCTCATGCGATAAGTTTGGGGGTTGTCGCTATCGTGATATATGTTCAAAATCGCCATCAGTTCGAGAAAGATTCCTAGCCGCTGACTTTGAAAAACTGGATGAAAATGCCCGCTGGAACCCCATGAAGCCGAGGTGACACATGCGCCCCACATATGAACGAGTTAGAGAACTGTTCTTGTATATACCTGAGACAGGTTATCTTTGGCGATTGCGGCCGTGCCTAGATTTGATTGTGGCTAGATCTACCAGTGTTGACGGGGTAAAGTATCCTGCCACGAATATTATTTGGTTGTATCATTACGGCGTCTGGCCTGAGAACCTCATTGACCACAAAGACCGCGATAAATACAACACCGCCATAGACAATCTTCGCGAAGCTACATATAAGCAAAATGGTTATAATCAATGGAAATTAAATCTGACTGGTAGCAAGGGTATTTATAATTGCGGACGCAAATCAAAGCCGTGGCAGGCTCAAATAAGAATTAATGGGCAAAAGGTTAATTTAGGCCGCTTTGTAACAAAGGAAGAAGCAGCCGAAGCATATAGAAAGGCTGCCATAGAACATCACGGAGAGTTTGCATGCCTGTACTAGAACCCAATGAAACCCAGGTGAAGCCCGATGAGCGATTAGTAGTCTATGCCAACGTGTATGATGTAGACAAACATAGTTTTACTTTAATTAGCAACAGATTCGTCATTGAAGATCACGGCTTACAAAACAATGACACTGTTCGCATCACCATCACCAAGGAGCCCAAGCCCGATGCCCAGCCTCAGCAACCATCACTCTAACGCCCTCGTCAAACTCCTGCTTCTCGGTGATGCAAAGTCCGGCAAAACCAGTAGCCTCGTGTCCCTAGTCAAAGCCGGCTACAAACTCCGCATCCTCGACATGGACAACCTTCTCGATCCACTCAAATACCAAATCATGTCCCACTGCCCGGACAAGATCGAGAACGTCGAGTACCGCAGTCTTCGCGATGATTACAAAGTCACCCCAGCTGGCACCGTGGTCGACGGCAAGCCAAAATGCTGGATCGATTCGCTCAAGATGCTCAATAACTGGACCTACACCGATTCCACCACCGGCGAAGTCATCGAGCTTGGCTCACCAGCAACTTGGCCAGACGACACCATTCTTGTCATCGACTCCCTCAGCCGCTGGTGCGACGCTGCTATGGAGTTCCACCGCAGCATGACCCCAGTTGGTAAAGGCGGCCAAGTCGACGGCCGAGCAATCTACGGCAACGCCCAAGACGACGTCGAGAAGCAACTGGCCAGCCTAACCTCACCCAAATTTCGTTGCAATGTCATCGTCATCTGTCATGGCGTATACATGACTCTTGACGATGGCACAACCAAAATCTTCCCTCAAGG